GTAAGTGGAACTGTAACGAGATGGTTGATGTTGCATTGCAGGAGATTACAGCCGTAGGTTCTTTGGGAGTTAATTTTGCAGGAAAACAATTTGACCCTGAAAAGCCTTATAAAGATAAGAAAAAGAAAAAAGATAAAAAGAAAAAAACTTTAGACAAGTTCATCATGAACGCATTTAAGAAATAACTATGTCTCAACTACTACGCGATACTTACTCATTCGGAGAACTTCAAATACTTTCCGAGTCTACTTCTACAGGTCCTATGAAAGTAAGAGGATTGTTCCAAGAAGCTCATAAAGCAAATGGAAACAAGAGAGTTTATTCTCAACCTTTACTAGAAAGAGAAATTAAAAAATTACAAGAACCTATGAATGAGCGTAGATTAGTTGGTGAATTAGACCACCCCTCGAATGAAGTTGTTCACTTATCAAATGCATCTCATATTATTACTGGACTTTCCATGGAAGGTAATAAAGTTATTGGAGAAGCCGAAATTCTAAATACTCCTTCAGGTAGAGTTCTTCAAGAACTTTTAAAAGCTGGTGTTAAAATTGGAATTTCATCAAGAGCTGTAGGAGGTCTTACTTATGATTCTGATAAAGAAGTTTATAATGTAAATGACAACCTACGTATGATTACATGGGATATGGTGTCAGAACCATCCTGCCAAGGAGCATTTCCTGGACTTCTAGGAGAGAGCCAAACAATCTCAGAAACAACTAAACAAGTGTCTGATGATGTCGACCAAATTCGTGCAGAGAGGATGTATATACATGCTCTTAAAAAAGAATTAAACAAAAAATAAAAAATTTCTAATCTTTTGCTTAAAGTGCAGTAGATACAGAAGATAGGTACCAATTATGACCAATTTCGATAAACTAGCAAAACTTCTTCCTGAGGGACTTTCAGAATCAGGAATTGAAGATATTTCCACACTTGTTGAAGAGACCGTTCAAGAACGAGTAGCTGAAGAGGTTAAAAACCTAGAAGCGAAAGTTGGTGGTTTCCTTCGCATGAAACTTAACGAGATGAAAGAACAAGCCGTTAAGGAACTAGAAAAGACTGACGAAACTTTCCGTGCGGTAAAAGTTTATGAGTCTCTTAAGAGCATCATCGCTGAAGATATTGCAACTGCAGACGAAGATTCAGTAGCTAACCAATACAAAGAAGAAAATGTAGAGCTACAAGAAACTGTAGATAGTTTGAATGATAAAATATCTAGGCTTATGACTGAAAACAACACTTTGGAAGAATCAGTAACGAATCTAAATGAAACTGTAGATTCTCTATCTGAAACTGCCAAAAAGCCTTTCAAGTCATCAGAACAAGCTCTCGTTATTACTAACGAAAGCGTCAATGAGGCAAAGCAGCCCACTTCCGAGGTTGCCAACTCCTTTCTTACAGAAGACGTTGTCCGTCTTTCAAAATTTTAACAAATACTCACAATCATGGAAAACAATAATTCTAAAGCCCTATGTGACAAATGGGCACCAATTCTAGAGGGAATTGATGATTCGTATACTCGTGAGACTACAGCAGTTCTTCTTGAAAACCAAGCTCGCCACGTTCTAAACGAGCAAGCTAAGAATGGAGTTCTTAATGAAGAAACAGCAGTAGGCGACCTAGGTACTTTTCAAAAATTTGCCTTCCCACTCGTACGCCGGGTATTCCCGGAGCTAATCGCTAACAAAGTAATCAGTGTACAGCCTATGCAAGGTCCTGTTTCTCAGGTATTCTACCTAGGATATGACCGTTTAAGCAAAGACACTTCTGATGACGTATCTCACGCACAAACCATTTATGGTAAGTATGATGTCACTTACGGCTCGAACGTAGATAACATCGGTGAGGCTACAGGTCAAGGTAACATAGGTGACCTAGATACTCTAGTTCTTGAAACTCCTTTGGGTGTTCAAGCTTCTTCTGTATCTGGTTCTATGGACAACAGAACTGTTGGTGGAGGAATCGCTGCATTCCCAACTTCAAGCCAAACTTCACAATGGCACACATCTGCTGGTGAAGCGTTGTCAGGAAGGTCAATCCCTGAGATTAACTTCCACATTGAGCAACAAGCTGTTGTCGCCAAGACACGTAAATTCCGTGCCTTGTGGACAATTGAAGCTTCTCAAGACTTGAAAGCATATCACAACCTTGATTTAGAGCGTGAACTTACTGACCTATTAGGTAAGGAAGTTGCTCTAGAAATTGACCGTGAATTGATTGAAGACTTACGCTCAATGGCTTACGATGCACATGCAAATGCTGACGGTACTAAGTTTGGTCTATTTGACCGTGCTATGATGGACCTAGGTAATTCAAACCAGTTCCCACAAGAAGCTGCTGCCGGTGTAAACTCAAATAACCTTGGTGATTACCAATACGGATTCACTGCAGGTTCTAACCCACGTGGCACTGACAAAAACGTATTCTTCGTTGACTTCAACACATCAGCACTTGGAATGGCTCCACGTCATGCCGGTGAGGTGTACGCGAACTTAGTCGCTGTCATCAACATGGCTGCTCAAGACATTTACAAAACCACTTACCGTGGTGCTGGTAACTTCCTCATTACATCTCCACTAGTCGCTGCTATGATTCAATCTTCAGCTAAACTAGAAGGTGGTATTATGCAAGACGAAGCTGGCTCACTAGGTGCGAACATCACTTACAAAGGTAAGTGGATGGGACAGTACGATGTTTATGTTGACCCTCTCTTCCCTGAGGATGAAATCCTTATGGGTTATAAAGGCAACAATGCTATGGAAGGTGGCTTAGTTTACGCTCCATATATCCCACTACAAATGCTACCAACAGTAGTTGACCCTGATACGTTCCAACCACGTAAAGGTTTGATTACTCGTTATGGTAAAGCTGCGGTAACTCCAGAAGCTCGCTTCTACCGCATGATTCGTATCATTGGCGCATCGGCTTCTCGTTACTTAGTAACACCAGGCGCGAAGATAGATTCAGCTTTCGGAAATTTCGCAGTCGAGTAATAATTAAACTCGCAATAGTTTTTACAAAGAAGGGAGCTTTCGGGCTCTCTTCTTTCGTATATAAGATGAGGGACTTTTATGAAATACACAAACAACAAAACGGCTCCATGCTTTGTCAAAGTTGACGGAGAAACTAAGTTGCTACAGCCTGGAGAATCTGTAATATCAAAAGAATGTCTTTTAAGCTATGGATTAGAAGCAGAGCCTACTTCCCCCAAAACTAAATCAACTAAGAAAAAAAGTAAAAAATAATGGCAATAAATCCTGTAATCCCCGACACTAACTTTGGAAACACTGCTGGTGATTTTCCTGGAAGTGGTACTCCTGCAACTTTTAACACTAGCTCTATACAGAAACAATTTGGAGAGATAGATTACGACACTTTAAATAGAAGTAGATTTTCTGATACCGTGGAGTTTTCTAAATTTTATACAATCCTAAAAGACTCTATACTATCTCGATTAGGTTCACCTGTTATTAGAGTAGAGTTAACAGACCATCAAATACTAACTGTTATAGATGAAGCTGTTTCTAAACTAGATTACCACGCTCCTAATTGGTGTACTAATTACATGACCTTTAGAACTCAGAAAAATAGGAACATGTACGAACTTCCTAGGTTTGTTATGAATAATTTACAGTATGTGGTTTATAAAAAATCTTTACTGTCAGTAGCACAGCAAGAGGGAACTTTAGAATTTGATTTTTTTATAAAATATTTTCAAGATAATTTCTTATTTAAAGATTTTCAGATTACAGACTTCTTGCTAATGACCATGCATTTAGAACAGATTCGAAAGATTCTAGGAAGGGATGGTACGTTCGAGGTAGTTGATAATAAATACGTAGCTGTATATCCTATCCCTCAAGAGGTTGAGGAAGTTATTGTGCAGTTTAGAAGTTTGAATAGTAATACCTTACATCCATTCTTTGTTAACTGGTTACAAAAGTACGCAACAGCAAACGCTAAAGTTATATTGGGAGGTATTAGAGGAAAGTATAATACTCTCCCATCTCCTGGAGGAGGAGCTAGATTAAATGGCGATACCCTTGTCCAGGAAGGCATGAACGAGATGGAAAAACTAGAAGATGTCTTGTTCAGTGAAATAGAAGAACCTCCAGCATTCACTGTATTCTAATGGTAAAAAGAGAGAACTTACGATATCAATCTCCACATGAGATGAAAGTTTCTTTTGCGGATGACCATATGGCTTCGCAATATAGAAGCGAACTGAGTATGTTTGATACAAACAATCCTGATGTCAGGCTGTTTGATTTAGTAGATGGTGAAATGGTAAGATTAGCAGGGTCTGAGTTGATGGTCTTTAGATGGACTAGAGATGAAAACTTTGATGATTTATACGAAGAGAATACAGGAAAAGTTATTTATCACAGCCCTATTACATTGTTTGGTCATTATGACCCACTACCTGTTGAAGAAGAATTAAATGATTTTGGTATAGAGTTAACTAACGACCAAGTATTTACATTTAATAAAACAGCAGCTGAGATTGCAATAGGAAGACCTTTGATTCCTGGAGACGTAATTCGTCCTAGATTCCAAAATTTGTATTTTGAAATTTTTGAAGTACAGGAAGATAGCTTCGAAGCATATGGAGTTTATCATTTAGTTTGTGCAGCAAAACTGTTAAGAGACGCAGAAGACCTACTGGGTACACAGTTCATCCCTGATTCGGATATAGAATAATGAGAGGTTACGATTACTTTAGGAAGAAAATTCAAGAGCTAGATTTACAGGCTCCTGTGGATAAAACAAATTTTTACAGAGAGCATACAGATTTCATGATAAAGAAAATGAAAACTGTGGAGATACTTGATTCTGAAAACCAATCAATAAACCCTACTGTATTCTTCGCAAACCCTGAACGAGCCATAGCAAAAATGAAAGAGGATAGAAATTTAACTCTACCTGTTATAACTGTGGCTTTAGGTGATATAGACGAGGATATAGATAGGAGACGTTCTAATTTTAATTTAGATATAGAGACTGTATATGACCACAAACATAACGTAGCTCGAAGAATAGTTTCTACTGTCCCTAAAGCTGTTAATATTACTTTTTCCATAAATGTCTGGGCAAAGTACGTAGAAGATGTTAATCAGATATTAGAAAATGTTCTAACTCTATTTAACCCTTCCTTAGATATTACAACTTCTAGAGCTACTAACTCTAAGGCTTTTATATCTCAAGTAACTGATAATTCTGTTGTTACGGTAGCTGATAAACAAGATAGAGTATTAAGAAAACTAATAGTAGTATCTGTAGAAACTTACTTACCCAATAGAAAATACTTAGTTACTTCTAATGGAGAGCTTCGATTGATAGGTCTTGATTTTGAATTTACAGGTGATGGAGCTTCTAACGTAACTTCAATACAATCACCGGGAGGGTTACCTTCTACAGGCGATAAATTCGGAGGAGAGCTGTCTGCTAGTAGTGCTTAAACATTTACTTTTATTTTAGCAAAATAGCACTCTAGCCTCCATAAATAACATAGAGGTAACTTTATGATTACTGTAAAAAATGAAACAAAACAAGGTCGCGAAGTAATTTTTCGCGATGGTCAGAAATACATCCACTACTGGCTTAGCCCACGAGCTTCCGTGAGTATGCCAGAGACATTCATCACTGAGACGCTCCACGAGCTTGCACGTCGTAAAGTAGTCTCCTTACAAAAAACTAATTAACCATGCCAATATACTCAAGCCCAGGAAACTACGTAGTTGAGAAAGACTTCTCAGAATATGCTCCAGCTGTAAACTCATCAATAGCAGGGGTTGTAGGCTTTGCCTCACAAGGTAAGCCTAACGAAGCAACTTTAATAACTAGCCCAGCGCAACTCATTAGAACTTTTGGAAAACAAGAGAGAGTTGACGGAGGTCAAGCTATTCTAGCTGCTTTGGAAATACTATCAAGAACTAACGCGATATACTTCGTTAGAGCAGAAAACTCAGCCACAGCTGCAGACGCATCAGCGGGTGTAGCTTGGGGTGCTTGTCCTGCTGTAGAAGTATCTGCGATACCTAAAAACAAAACAGTTGTATTTAACTTCTCATCTACAGGTTCAAATGGCTCAGACAATACTCCAGGAGGAGCGGGCTATTCACTTACAGTTAACACAGGAACAGAACCTTCCCAATCTGTTTTAGATGCTCAAGCAGCAGTTCAAACTAATGACTGGGCATGGACAGCAGTATCAGGGAGTGATACATCTTCTGTAGTTTTCGTAGGTAAGGATGCAGGTATGAACGCAGCATTACAAGTATCATCTACTGCAGCCGCAGATATCGCAGGCTATTCAGCCGCTAACTGGGCAAGAGCTTATGATGTTAGTGCAGGAGCAGCAGCAGGAAATGGAGAAATTTCAGCTAGTGCTTGCGGAGCTACAGTAGAAAGAACTGATGCAGGTGGAGCTTATATGGTTGAGTCTCTATACTCAGGAAAAGGTTACAACGCTTCTGCTCAATCTTTAGCTACCGGAGTAGTTAATCATGGCTTGAAAGTAGAAGTTAAATCTTTAGCAGGTAAGAACGTTCAGTTTGACCTAGTTAAAGAAGGAGTTGTATCTGAAGGATGGCAGTTAAGTATGATGAAAGATGGAGCTTCTGCTGGAAACTTCCCTGAAGACGAAATCAATACAGGTGAAACAGACCTCAAATCTGAATACATCAAAGCACAGTTCTTGGCTGAACTACCTGCCAGAACAGTAAATGATTGGACACCTCCTACTGTATTCTCAGGAACTTTCGCGGCTGGAAACGTTGACGTCTTTGCTGGTAACGGTTATGGAACTAACGCTACGCCTAGGTTTATGAAACTCATAGCAGGAACTTACGACCTTTCTGGGGGAGCAAATGGTGACGCAGCAGGAGGAGCAATAACAGGTGATGTTAAATCAGCTCTGATGGGTGTCAAAGCAACCAAGACAGGGATTCACGCTCTAGATGATGATGCTCTAAACATCTCAATGGCATGTGTTCCAGGCATCACAGAACAGAACGTTCAAAACGAATTGATAACTTTGGCTGAAACATCTCAAAACTTCTTAGCGGTAGTCTCACCTCCTGAAGGCTTGACAACTGCTCAAAAAGCACTTAACTGGCACAACGGTAAAGGAGATGGTAGAACAGCTGCAATCAACACTAGCTACGCTGCAATATATTGGCCGTGGTTAAAAATATTCGATGTTGAAACTAAAACAGACAAATACATTGACCCAGCAGCCTACGCTATCTCTGTAATGGCTCATACGGATGCAGTTGCCGACCCTTGGTTCGCTCCTGCAGGTCTAACTCGTGGTAGATTAACTAAACCTACAGATATAGAAGTTATTCTAAATCAAGGGGATAGAGACCAACTATATCAACCAGGAAACGCTATTAACCCTATAGCTAAATTTGCTCAAGATGGAATTTGTATCTGGGGACAAAGAACAGCTCAAAGAACACCAAGTGCTCTTGATAGGGTAAATGTTCGTAGAATGATGATTACAATCCGTAAGATGATACTACAAGCAACTCGTAGCTTAATCTTTGAACCTAATGACCCTCTTACATGGTCAAGGGTATCAGGTCTACTTAACCCAGCCCTTGATGACATCCGTCGTCGTAGAGGTATAACTGAGTTTAGAGTAATCTGTGATGAGACTACAAACACTCCTCTCAGAATCGATAGGAATGAATTATGGTGTAGAGTTTTAATTAAACCTACGAAAACGGCTGAAGTTCTCGTCTTTGAACTTAATCTCACTAACCAATCTGCAGACCTCGGTGTCTAAAGCTATATAATACGGAGACCTTTTAAATGGCAAACGCATACTACGCAACACAAACACAACGAACCCTAAATGATGGTGAGCTTCCAACGTTATCACACTCACTCGAATCATTCCGTGCATATCAATGGGAAGTAGAAATAGAACTACCTACAGGATTCCCAGGACCTGAAACTTTAACTCTAGCTGCTAAGAAAGTATCTCAGATTTCTTTTACTTCTGAAGATATCGTAGCGGATAGAGTAAATGATAAGTTTTACTATCCTGGTAAAGTTACTCCTGAAGTGGTTACTATTACTTTTGATAATCTAGTTAAAGGTGGAGTCGCTGAAACCTTGTACGACTACATGTCAAATACTTACGACCCAGTTAACGGAGTGTTCACACCACAGTTTATGAGTGGTAATGGAAGTTTTAAATCACATATCAAGATATTCCAACTTGACAATGCTATGTTCCCTGTTAAGCATATTAACTTGTACGGAGCTTATCCTAAGTCTTGGAAACTTGCTGACTTCAATTACAGTACAAACGAATTCCATACTCTAGAAGTAGAAATTCGATATGACTTTGCAGTTCAGTACTCAGGTCTTGATTAATTTTTAAAACACTGACTATAATAATAGGATAGTTCTACCAGTTAAGAGCTATCCTATTCTCTTTGAAAATGAATCCTTTCGACTCTCTACTTGAATCATACGGAAAGCTTAGGAAGAAGACTTATAAGTTTTCTACTTCTGAGTTATTGAGTGAGGGTAGGGTTCCAACTTCTTTACAGCAGGCAGGTATAACATCTCCTGAGTTAGAAACATTTAAAAATATTGTTTATAGAATACCAAGAAATATTTATCAACAATGGTATGATAATCTTCCCAATGCAAATGTCAACACGATTGAAGGGGAAGCCTCCAAAGCTCAGGCGGGAGATATTGAAAAACGAGAAGGAGACCCTAACCTAAGACTTCATTCAGGATTTAGAACTCCTAAAGTTAGTGAAGCATTGGCTCCTAAATTACAAGCATACTTAGAGTATCTTATAGAAAAAGGAGGAGATGAAGAAGTAGGTGCAGAAGAAGAAGTTGAGTTAAGTCCAATAGAACAGCAGATTAATGATACGATGCTATCACTGTCTAGAGCTTTAGATGAGACGGAGACTCCTGGAAGTTACGAGCAGATGGAAAATAAACTAAGATTTTTATCCTCTGACCCTGGTCAAAAATTATCTACAGATTTACATAAGGTACTAAGTAAAGTTACAGGTAATAATATAGATAATCCATCCACTGAATCTTATTCTGAATTGTTGGCAGATTTAAAAGACATGGCTGACATATCAACCGAAACTGTAGACGGATGTATTCCTAACAATTCAAAAACTCAAGCTTTGAGAAATAAATTTTTTATTGGAAGTCCTGGTAGAGCTAAAGATGCGTTAATGTATGGTAATCTCTCTAACGACTCTTCTGACAATACAAACGATACTGAGCCTTTACTTATACGAGAGATGAGAGGTTTTGAGAGTGATTTAGGTTTGGACATGCAAGGAGCAAAAGCTTTTGAAAACTATCAAGGTGTGTTAGTGGCTCCTGGAAGACAAAGCGCAGTTAGGAACTTAGGTGTAAAACTATCCAACATGAAGATGTGTGATTCGGATGAAAACTTTCTTCAGCGTCAGACTACCGTATCTCCTACAGGAGGATTTTATAAAGTAAGAGGTGAGCTTAATGAGATGTCTGTTAAATTAACTAAAGTTATCCTAGCCACTCAACAAGCCAAAGCAAGAGGAGATGAGAAAGAATTTAACAGATTGAAAGATGGTCTGTCTGATATCTTCTCTGCAATAGGACAAGCTATAGATGTAAAGAGAGAAACTTTAAATAAGTTAGCGGATATGTCCATGAGACTTGATGCTAATATCAACGGGGAAGGTTTTAATCACCCCTTACTAGACCATGCGATATCCGATGTTCAAAATTTTGGTAGTGTATTCTCTGACCTACCTGACCTTGTAAAAGTAGCATTCTCTATGGCAATGAAAGATGCTGAATCTGTACATTGGAAAGCTATTGTAAATACAGGAACTTTAGATGATATTACTCCTGTTAGTAGAATAGGAAATATAGACGCAAACAAACTTACAGGTCCTTTAGATATAGACGCAGCTGAAGCAATTGGAGGTGGAGCGGGAGATACAAACAAAGCAGACTCTTTTTTAAGTATTGGCTCTCAAGAATCAAGACAAAAAATATGTGATGAGTTAGGATTATCAAACTCTGAAAGAGCTAGAATAATGGCTACTGGATTACTTCCGATATCAGATAAGTTCGCAACCACTTCTGGAGAAAGGTCAGACCTTGGTAATCAATCTTTAGATACTATCAATAATGATGATACATGGGAAAAGCTTACATCTCCTTTAATAGATAAGGGAGCTGATTCTTCCATAGTTGATTTAGCAAAAGCACAAGCTAAAAGAATCGCATCTTTCAGAGATAAACATGCTCAAGCCATGAGTAAAGATGCTCCGACTAACAGAGCACCTGATAGCACAGGAGCCTTTGAATTTCAAAACACTAGAGCCTCAGCTCAAGAACAGGCTAGAATATACTCTCAAGAAAAATATGGAGCTCAACATCCTATTAAAAAAATGGCAGACAAGACCATAGAGCTGATGAGTATATTTAACGATAAGTATAAAGGTATAGATGTTACCTCTTTCGATAAGTACGAGAGAAGAGAATACAATAACGCAAGACGGGATATAGTTACTAATCTAATGCATATGGATGAGATGGATTATCTAGAGAAACTTTCAGGACCTCAAAGGGAAAGAGAAGATAAAGCTTTTTCATTAATGACAGCGTTAGCAGGAACTGATACTAATCCATTTAGTATATTAAATGCCAAGAACTATTCTGATGAAAGTGCTAAACAAGTAACCTCGTCTCAGATACGAGAAGTGATAGCAGGAATGACTACAGGAGATTACACTATTGACAGGAAAGGGTTTACTGTAAGCATACTTAAAGGTAATAAACCTATACTAACATCTAAGATTCGTAATAGGAAAGGAGCTCAGACTACCACGTGTAATATCGAGTCTGATGAGATATCTAAATTATAAACTCTAAATCATTCAGAGTTAATAAATCCTCTAACATATAAATATAATATTTTCCATCTACGAGAGCTTTCTCATTAATACTAAATTTATGAGAACATATTACTATTTCTTTCTGTCTATCTCTCTTATATATTAGAAGCCAAGGTTTCTTGGCTGCTTCCCCATCTCTAGAAGCTTGTTCTATAAATTCATAGAACTTACTCTTTGGTTTCCATAAATCTTCTAATTGAAGATTATAACCTCGTTTAGCTTCTATAACAAATTTAAAATTTTCAGGAGTAATTAAATCTCCGTGTATCTGTAAATGTTCTGGTAATTTATGAGTAGTAGCAAAAGCACCACTTCCTGGAGTTCGGCTGAATTCATCTGTATTGAACCGCTCGTTGAGGGTTTTAGCGACTTGACGTTCGAAAGCGTTTCCTTTACGTCTTCCGTTGATACGTGGTTTTACGTGGAAATCGTTTTTGAACTTTAGCAAATCATTTGGATTTTTTTTGCTTGACATACACTATAATAGTATGCTATGACTAGCAATAAAGAAGTTTTCTACACTTTTAATCCTGAAGAGATTAATTGGAAATTTACAGTAAAAGAAAGTAATAGACGAATGAAACTATACATTAAAATGACTAAGGCTGAAACAGAGCAATTTAAAGCGCTCGAAGATGCAGCTAAACCGCCTGAGATGAGCAAAGACCAATTTGCAAAAATCTTATTCTACAAAGGTATTGACAGCTTTATGGCTCAACTTACCGAGCATATTAACAATATGCCGAAAGAGGAGAGAGATAAACTTGTTAATGGTGAAAATGATAGACCTGAACCAACTCGCGAAGAACTCGCTGCAAAAGGGAAGGCAATGCTAGAAGAGGTTAAAGAGTCTAATGGCAAGGAAAATTAATTTTGTAAAAAAAGAAAGTTTCTTAAATAACGTATTCCGTAGAAAGAAAGAGGAAGACTTTTTAGTTCTTTACTATTCTAAATGGGATGATAGAAGCTTAGCCTTATTAGATTATCTCCAAGACAAGTGGGTAGACAAAGACGGTGATGAGACAGTCCATGTTGTAAACAGTTTTGAACTACCTCACTCTTTTGTAGCTTACAGAGTTACTACTGTACCTTGTTTAATACAGGCTATAAAAGGTAGGATTAGAAAGACTGAGTATATTCCTTATATTTACGAAGCGTTTAAAAATTAGGAATCTTGCTTTCTTAGGTACTCAGGGGTATGGATGTCTTGATACTTTTTAATTTTTTCGTTATACTTTCTGTTTTTAGTATACATTAATTTTAGATTATTAACGAACACTGTAGTAAAGTAATTAAAGGCTGAGCCATGCTCCGGGTCAAAATTCTTAAGAACTTTGAAAGCTAATGCAAAACATTCCTGCTTCGCATCATCAGGGTCAACTCTAAATTTGAACGTGTGTAAAATATTGGTAATTAAAATGTCCAATTTCTCCACCAACTCGCTTTCATAAGTAGATGGGTCTTCTAAATAATCTTTTATCAATTTCTCGAAATCCTTATTATTTAAGTAATGGGATTTTTTCTTTTTCTTTTTAGCCATAACATATGATAGATGAGTGACTTAGAAAATTTATTTAATTCTTTTGAAAATCAAGAATGCACAAACGACCTTGTAAGACTACCCGTAGGAGATGAGAAGATTGTATTTATACATGATTCTTATCAACGTAAGTACGGAAGAGTATATGAATTCAATGATGATGAGTACAAAGTTCTTACTGATTTGATTGCAAAGAGCGATTTACCCTCCACCTCATACCAGTTTGTAGCTGCTGTGAAGGACGTTAACATTAAGGAGGAAGACATGACGAAAGAACTATTCGCGAAGCATAGAGAGCTTCTGGAAGAGGACCTGATGGCTATTAAGCCTGACCTTGTGATACCTCTAGGCAACTTAGCTTTGAAAACCTTGACCAAGAAATCAGGTATCGGAAACAAGCGAGGCAAAGAGTTCACAGTGAAGCTTGCAGATGAGGAGGAGACAGAGATTCATATCGTTCCCTCTTTTCATCCATTTTCGATATATGCTGAACCTAAGTTAAGAGACCTGTTCTTACAGGACTTAAATAATTCTTACTCTAAGTTTATATTGAAAGTAAATAAATTTGATGATTCTCCTTACGAGTTGATAAACGGAGATATCGAAAAGTTTGATTTACTTATGGATGAATGTTTTAAATCTGAAGCAGTTGCGTTTGACCTTGAAACAGAAGGTCTTGATTTTCAGAAACATAAACTATTGACTTGTGGATTTGCATATAAAGATAATCATTCTTTTGTGTTTCCTGTATTTCACAAAGAATCGGAATGGACTGATAGTGAGCTTGCACATATCAAGAAAAGATGTGGAGAGCTAATGGCTAATCCTAATATAGTAAAGATTGCTCACAATATGAAATTCGATTACAAGTTTTTAAGACATTGGGGATTGACAGACTTTAACAACATAGAGGACAGTCAAATCATCCACTCGCTTATCGACGAGAACAAACCTCACTCCTTGAAAGATTTAACCAAGGAATATTATCCAAACGAACTAGATGTTTATTAAAAATGCTTACAGTAAATAACGGAGCTGACCACGATTGGGCTAACATGCCTCTTCATTCTATGGCTATAGGTAACGCTGCTGACTGCGACTTAACTTTACGCTGTTGGAAGCAAATGCGTAAAGAGATGAAGTCTTTACACGTAGCACCCATTTATGATAAACTTTTAAAAGAGGTAACTCTTGCTTTAGGTGAAGTTGAGAACAGAGGTATGAAGGTTGATACTGAATACTTGAAAGAGTTAGATGTAACGTTAGGTAAAAGGCTAGATGATGCTGTGATAGAGTTGAATGATTTGTCCCCTCTAGATGGTGAGTTGAATCCAAACTCCACTAGAGAGATTGCTGATTTATTGTTTACTAAAGAAGGGTTCGGTCTTATTCCGACCATGGTATCAGAAAAAACAAAAGCACCATCTATTACTGAGGAACATTTGAAAAGTGTTATCAAAGGACTATCATCTACAAACCCTGCTAAAATTTTTATTGAAAAGCTTTTAGCTTACAAGGTATTATCTAAACAATATAAGACTTATGTTAAGGGAGTTGAGGCTGCATTAGAAAACAATGGTAACGGTAGGATATACTCTCAGTATAACTTTGCAGCTACTGTTACAGGAAGGTTAAGTTGTTCTAAGTATTCCGCAGGAAGAAAGAAAGAGCAAAGTAAAGGTGTATCCTTTCACACACTTCCTAGGACTACGGCAGACGGTGTAAATCTTAGAAACCTAATGTTATCTGATTCAGGTAAGACGTTTATAGCTGCTGACTTCTCTCAAGCAGAGCTTAGAGTTTTAGCTCACTGTAGTAATGATAGGAATCTTATTGATGCGTTTAAATCAGGAGAAGACTTACATACTTATACTGCATCTTTAGTATTCAGCAAAACGCTAGGAGATGTCACTAAAGAAGAAAGGCAGGTAGCCAAGTCTTGTATCTTCTTGATTGTGTATGGAGGTTCTTATAAAAAATTAGCAGAGCAAATAGGGAAGTCTGAAGGTTACGCTAAAGACATCTTCTCTAGGTTTCAGACTCAGTTTCCAGGCATATTTAAGTTTATGAAAATCGTAAACACTTATACTAAAAAGAATGGATACTCTATGAGTTTATTTGGTAGACGTAGGAATCTTCCAAACGTTAATAGTCCAATCACTCGCTATCAATATAGAGCATTACGACAAGGGTTAAACTTTGTTATACAAAGCTCTACGTCAGACATGGTTTTAAATTCATTGCTAAACATGCAAAATAGAATAAATGAGTTAGGTATGGATGATGTAGAAATACTAGCTACGGTTCACGATAGTATTGAGGTTCAATGTGATACTGAGAATACGGAAGCGGTTGTTAAGCTTATCAAAGAAGTTATGGAGGATATAACATATCTAAAGACCAAATACAATATGGATTTTAAAGTACCTATGAAGGTCGACGTTGAAGTTGGAGATTCTTTTGGAAGCGTAGAAGAGGTCCACTTTGATACTAACATGAACCCTACAAACCTTGCAGAATTATTATAATGTCTAATACACACCGAGTTACATTACTAACTGATATACATTTAAGGAGTGATTACATTCCTGGATTTCTAGACAAACAGATAGAAACATTAATCAAGCTAGTTAACACTAAACCACCTGACTCTGTAGTAATTGCAGGGGATATCTTTCACCGTAGAAATCCTAGAGGCACTGAACTTCTAGCTTTTGGTAATTTACTAAATAGCCTTAAATGTAAAGACATTTATGTGTTAAGAGGTAATCACGATACGATAAGGAAGGATGGTAGTTCAGACTCCACCTTATCTTTGTTTGCAGACAGAGCTCACATTATATGTGATACTGAAACTATAAACATTGCGGGGGTTAATTTTGATTTTATACCTCATTATGAAAGTGAGGAAAAGATAGTTGAAGAGGTTAAGAAAGCCAAGAACCATGTGTTTGGACATTTTGGATTTGAGGGATGTGTTTCTAATGGAGATTATCTGTACGAATCTAAATTAAGAAGGTGGCACTTTCCTAAAAAGAAATATACATTCTTAGGTCATATACACAAACCTAAAATATATGATGACCGTATACATGTATTAGGAACTCAATACTCTAATTCATTTGGAGAAGCTAACTCTTCCAAGTACTTACATTCTTTAGTTATTAGAAAAGATAAAACTGTACAAGTGGTTAGGACTCCTATCAAGTATGGAATCAAACATATAGCTTGTACATTAGATGAGTTAGATGGCATAGCCAAGAAAGTAAATTTTGAAAACTATTTTATTGTTTTGAGGTTGAAGATTGATAGGCTAGACGAATATGTAGAGAGACAACTACATGATAAAATAATCAAGGATTACAATGTAGATTACTTAGATATATCTTTTGAAGATATCTTACCTAAGTTCGTATCTGATTACACTCCTGATAAAAAGTTATTCTCCTTAGATTCTTCTGTTATTAATGATTACATTGATAGTAAAGATTCTATATTTGAAAAGGAAGAACTACTTAGTGCACTCAACATGATTAGAGATGAAGATAAATAAAGTTAAAATCGAAGGCTTCCTTTCAGTAAAAGAAGCAGAAGTAAATTTTGAAAAGTATAATGGGATTACCCATATTGCAGGTCATAATTTAGATACGAAGACCCTTTCTTCTAACGGAGCAGGAAAATCTACAATAATAGAAGCTGTGGCTTTTGCTTTGTTCGGCAAGACAATTCGTAAAACTACAGAAAAGAATGTAAGGTACTCACATGCTAAAGTTCCTTGTAGAGTAACTCTGACTGTAAACGATAACGTTGTAATTACTAGAACCAAGAAACCACCATCTTTACTTTTAGAGATTGATGGTAAATCATTTACTAGAGAAGGGATACAGCAGACTCAAGAATACTTAGAGAAGACGTTGAACATTAATTATAATGTTTTCCTAGCTTCGATGGTATTCGGTCAGCAAAACTCAATGAACTTTCTATCTGCTACACCTGATGAGAAAAGGTCTATCATACAAAACTTTTTAAACTTATCAGACCTGTTCAAACATAGGTCTAAGATTAGGTCTTTAAAAACAAAGTTCAACAATGAGAAGAAGGTATCAGCAACGTTACAATCTGAGTCCTTGCAAAAGTGTAACAAGCTTAAAGATAGAATATCACAGCTTAGAAAATCTCAAAAGAAAGCAGCTGCTACATTAGAAGGTGGTGACCCTAAGTTGTTTAAGAAGTTCTCTTTATCTGAGCTACAAGAGATTGAGACTAAGCGAAACTCGTGGATTTTAGAATGTCGCAGTCAAGAGGAAGCACTAAACTACACCTCTAACAGGATTACTAAATTAAAATCTAACATAGAGAAGTATGAGGATAATACGACATGTGAACATTGTGGTAAGAAACCATTAGTAATTTATAATCAATTGAAGGATTATAAGAAATCTCTAGAAGAACAATACGATAAGAGAAGTGTCTTACAGAAGAAGATTAAAAAAATAAATTCTAATATTGACAGTTTACATCTCCCTATAAGTGCTAGTGATTTTGAACTGATTGAAAACCTAAAGAAGATAGAAGTAGAAATTAAAGTTTTACAAAACCAAGTTAGAGGTCAACAGAAAATGTCTAAGAAGTATTCTACCGAAATGGCAGAATCACAGAAGATGTATGACCTGATGAGATTTTGGGAACAAGCTTTTTCAGAGCAAGGTCTTATCAAGTATATCATTCGTAACATTTTAGAATTTTTCAATGACCGTTCTAATTATTATCTAAGTATACTGACTCAAGGAAACTTCTCAATTAAGTTTGATGAAGTATTAAAAGAGTCTATCTATAACTTTGATTCAGAAGTATCTTTCGATACTATGTCAGGAGGTGAGAAGAAGAAAGTATCTCTCGCTGTAATGTTATCACTAAACGACCTACTTAGACTAGCAGGTACAGAGAAATCAAACATTATATTCTTTGATGAGATAGCAGACTCCTTAGATAGAGAAGGGGTTAAAGGTCTATGTGAATTAATGGACGAACTAACCTCTGATAAAAAAATATTTATTATCTCTCATAATGAATATTTGTTGTCTTTAATAGAAGACCAAGCGCAAGAAATTGTAGTGAAAAAGAAGAAAGGAACTACAACTTTTGCATAAATCATACATAAATACTATATAAAATTGGAAAAATGATTCAACCATTCGGAAAACGACTACTCATTCAGCGTAAGAAAGCTGAGACTCAATCTGCAGGAGGCATATTAATGCCTGAACAAGTTGTAAATAAAAAGTTCAACGAGGGACTCGTGATAGCAGCTGCAGACGATTGCAAAATTAAAAAAGGTGATTATGTAAAATTCACCGAGTACACAGGACATGAGATTTCACAAAACGGTGAAGAGTTTCTTCTTATATTAGAAGATGATGTTTTATGTTTAGATGTGGAGGAGGATAACTAGCAATGTCATATGAGATACCTGAAGGCTCTTTACAAGAGTCTATCTTCCTCGATAAGTACGCATACCCTGGAGAGACCAAATGGAAACAGTTGGCTAAAAGAGTTGCTAAAGCTGTAGCTCAGCCTGAGAAAGAAGAAGTTAGAGACCAAATAGAAAAAAAGTTCTTTGAAGCTATTAACTCAGCAGACTTCTGTCCAGGAGGTAGAATTTTATTTGGAGCAGGTCGTAACAAGTATAACATGCTTAACTGTTATGTCCTTGACCCTGAAGATTCTGTCGAAAGTATTGGTAAGACTATATCCGACATGTATAAGATTTCTTGTGCAGGTGGAGGTGTAGGTTTTAACTTCTCAAAGATTCGTCCAAAAGGTGACGACATTCAGAATATTAAATGGTCTGCTCCCGGCTCTATATCCGTTATGAAAATGATTAACGAGATAGGTGAGCATGTTAGAGCAGGTAAGAATCGTCGAACAGCTTTGATGTCTATCCTCGAAGTTAGCCACCCTGATTTCTTGGAGTTTTTAGAAGTTAAACTAGACCGCAAAGAGCTTACCAATTTTAACATTTCAGTAGCAGTCAATAATAGATTTATCTCTGCTGTGGAGAATGATGAAGAGTGGCACTTTACTTTTGGAGGACGACACAACAAGTATTACATGTATATCGTTGACCGTACTAATGTAGATGGTGAGATAGACCAAGTAAGAGTCGTTGCTAAAGATGAGGAAGATGCATTAGGAAGAGCTGACCAATACCACAAGTCAGGGTGGTCAGACGTGTTTTCCAATCCTGTAAAGACTCCAATCAAAGCAAAGGAGATTTGGGAACGCCTACTAGACAATGCGGTAGAATCAGGTGAGCCGGGTATCTTCAACATAGACCTTGCTAACGAGTTTACTAACGTTTCTTATTTTGAAGACCTACCATCTACAAACCCATGTGGAGAGATTACATTACCTGCTTACGGTAACTGCTGTCTAGGTCACGTAAACCTAGCAAATATGGTAGACATGGATGGTAATATTGATTGGCGCAGGATAGCTAGAACAGTTCGTGTAGGTATTAGATTCCTTGATAATGTTCTAAGTGCTAACTACTTCCCGATAAAAGAATGCGAAGAAGTAGGTATGCAAAGCCGACGCATTGGTATGGGAGTCACAGGTCTCCACTATTTCCTCATTAAGGCAGGCTTTAGGTACGGTTCTGACGCTTGTTTAGAGTTTCTTGAGAGATTATTCTCTACGATTAGGAACGAGGCTTACAAGGCTTCTATGTACCTTGCACGGGAGAAGGGTAGCTTTCCAAAGTACGACTTCAGCAAGCTTAGAGATGAGAAGTTTATGAAGACTATTCCTGCAAGAATTAGAGCTGATATCAAAAAGAACGGATTACGGAATGCGGTAATGCTAACGGTAGCACCAACAGGAACTATCAGTATGGTTCTAGGAGTATCGACAGGATTAGAACCTATCTTCTCACCTCTTTATACTAGAAGATGGAAAACATCAACTCCAGGAGTCTATAACGAGAATGTAGTTATTGACCCGTTATTCAAAGAGATGTATTTACGAGGTAGAGACCTGAGTCATTGTGTAGGTGCTTACGACGTAACACCTGAAGAACATATGAAGGTTCAGTCTGTAGTACAAGCTCATATAGATTCTGCTGTATCTAAAACATGTAACCTGCCGAACGATTTCAATTCAACCGTTCTGTACGAGGATTTATTATCGTACGCTCATGATTTGAAAGGAGTTACGTTTTACAGAGCAGGCTCTAGAGGTAACGAACCTTTGTCAATTCTAGACCATAGAAAGGTCAATGTTGATAAGTTAATTCAAGAAGGGGAGCTAGAAGAGCTTTCCTCATCAATAGACACCTGTGTAGACGGGGTGTGTGAAATATAATGCCCTCGTATAACTACTATTGTTCGAGCTGTGATTTGGTGTTCTCAGACCTTGTATCTATGAGTGATTATAACAAACCTCAGGAATGCAAAAAATGTGGAACACCGAGTGACAGGACAGCCCGTGGTCAGGCTATAAACGCTCATGGCTTAGGGCTGACGGACGGTAGAGGAGAAGGGGATAAAGCTCGCACGGAACATAGATGGATGGAAGGAGAGATAGAAAATACTAAAAAAGCTCTTAAGTATGATAAAGGAGTCTCACCTTACGCAGAGTATAAAGTTAATCACGAGGTCGCTGTAGAAAAAGGTTTAGCTCGTAAATTAACGAGTGAAGAAAAAGCAGCAAAGATAAAAGATAGTGAAAAAGCAATGAAGAAACTTGCAGAAGGTATGTCAGACAATGACATCCATTACACGAAACTAGCAAACGATAATAGAACACATTAATTATGGTATCAGTAAATATTTTAAATACTTCAACTAACCCTGACCCAGAATATAAACACGAACATGACGCAGGGTTCGACCTTTATTCAAATGAAGAGGTAACTATAGGACCTAAAGAATCTATACTTGTAGATGTCGGATTGAGAATAGACATACCTCCCGGATATGAAGGTCAAATTAGACTCAGAAGTTCATATGCAAAGTTGGGAATTATAATTCCTAATGCTCCGGGAACAATTGACAGTGGTTATAAAGGTCCTGTCATGGTAGCAGTTCGTAACCTGAGAGATGATTTATCTTTTAATATAGAAAAGGGGGAGAGGTTTGCTCAAATGGTAATCAATGAGATACCTACAGTACACCTTCACTCTGTAGATAAGGAAACTTTTTTCAAAGAAAAGACCTCTAGACACGAGTCAGGGTTTGGTTCTACAGGAAACGGAATATAAAACTTTTTTTTCTTTTATTTTTAATAAGCAATAGTCTGTTATATTGTAATGACTACCACTTACGAACTTTCAGAGAATATACAGCGAGGGATAATATATCTTGCTAAATCAGATAGGAACTTTCTGACTCAAGCCATGCCTATGATTAAGGCTGAGTATTTTGAGTTTCCTTCTCATCAAAAGATATACCATACCATAGTTCAATACTATTTGGATTATCAAAAGCTTCCTTCTGATGATTTTATTCTACAAGATATCAAGAAGATAAAAACTCCTAATGAGTTAATATCTGATTACAAAGATGAGTTAGATGCTATCAATAGCTTAGACCAAAACTCATTAAACAATGAAGATTATCTTCTAGATTTGGTAGAAAGTTTTGCAAAGGAACAATCTCTAAAGGACGCTATCATTCGTTCAGCAGAGTTTGTTAAAAGTAAAAAGTATTCTGAGATAGAGCCTTTAATGAGAGAAGCTCTTACCGTAGGTCGAAACGTAGACCTTGGCTTGGATTACTTTACGGATGTAGATGAGCGTTGGGACCGTTTGAAAAATGATACCTGTGAGGCGAGTCATAGAACGATTTTCGAGTCGTTAAATGAAGCTTTAGAAGGAGGTTTAGCAGATAAGGAGCTGGCAATGGTAGTCGCCCCTCCTGGAGTAGGGAAATCTCTGTATTTAGCAAATCAAGCTGTAAGGTCTTGTTTGGATGGTTCCAACGTTCTCTACGTCTCTTTAGAAATGTCTGAAGATAGAGTTGCTCAAAGATTAGATAGTATCTTCTCTCGCATTCGTCAGTCTCAGTTAAAAGACAGATGCGATGATTTGAAAAATAGATTGGAGCAAGTTACGCAAACAATTCCTGATAGAGGTAGGCTTAAGATAAAAGAGTTCCCTACTAAAAGAGCAACAGTGAATCAAGTAAGAGCATATCTTCAACAGTTAAACAATTATGAAAGCTTCACGCCTGACGTTATCATTATAGACTACTTAGAACTTCTAGCGACAGACGCACAGACTCCGGAGTACCAAGCTCAAGAAAGATTAGCTCAAGAGTTACGAGGTATGGCAATCGAGTCCAAATGTTTGGTATGGACTGCTACACAGACTAACAGAGAAGGTAAGAAAGTTAATCTTATCACAGACACTGAGTTAGCTGATTCTTATGGTAAGACTAGAGTTTGTGATTTAGTTTTATCTATTAATCAAAACGAGGAAGAATTTGATAAAGGTAAATCTAGAGTATATGTAATAAAATCTAGAAATGGTAGAGCGAGATTTATTATTCCTGCAAGAATGGATTATGACAGACTAGTAATAGCACAAGGACAATGACAAAAGATAAAAAAGAAACACCACAACATCCTATGGAATTGTTAATAGGATTTAAAACATATAAGATAGAGCATAAGGATTTATCTGAAGATGACTTACACGGATATGTAGATTTAACTACAAACGTAATTTACGTAGACCCTAACCAATCTGATTCTGATTACAGGGGAACACTATTACATGAAATTACGCACGTTGTTTTTCACATGTTTGGTCTAGGAGATGATGATGAGATGCCTGGAATCAAGAATGAATTCCTAACTACCATCACTTCAAATGGTTTTCAACTGTTCGCATCTTTGAATCATGAACTATTCTTGTACCTGTTTGAAAAACCTTACAATCAAGATTAATTTTTTTCAATACTAAGGCTATAATATACTGAGATATGAATAACGAGATTGTACAACTATACGATACTTTTGAAGATGATTACCTTACAATATCTAAAAAGTATTTACAGATTAGCGAGATTGAGATTGACAATACATTGATGAATCATTCTGCTATTTATGCTTACTTCGCAGGACTTCTATCATACGCTAAGCAAGTTAGAGATGAGCTGTCTATCGAGTTAGATAAGCAAGAGTCTATCACCATGAAGAAGAGAAGCGCTGAGCTAGCAACGACAGGTAAGAAGGTTGCACAGACCGCACTCAACTCTTATGTTCTTTCAGTCCCTGAGATTGTAGAACTTAAAAACAAACTAGCAAAGGCTGATAGTAAATATACATTAGCCAAGAGCCTAGTCAACGCACTTGACCATCAGAAAGATTGTCTTGTGCAAATATCTGCTAATAAAAGAGCAGAAGCAAAACTATTTTCAACTAATTAACAACTAATAAAACTATGGTAAACATCGAAGAACTACGTAAAAAATATAATCAAATCAATAAGACTCCAGAATCTGGTGGAGCAGACTTTCTAAAGAAATTCCTAATGATGGAAGAAGGAACTACTCAGGTTCGTGTACTTCCTGATAAAAATCCTGATAATAATTTCTATGCAGAAACAGGTATTCACAGGATAAATGATAAGAATTATCACTGTCCAAAAGTTCAAGGCAAGGAATGTCCTATGTGTGATTTAAGTTTCAAACTTTGGAACACTAAGGATGAAGGTAACATGGCTATTGCACGTCAGATTAAAGCACGTAAACGCTTTTATCTAAATGCAGTTGAACGTGAGACAGGAGATGTTAAAATCCTATCAGTAGGGATTAAGCTATTTAGTAAAATTCTAGATTGCTTTTTTGATGAAGATTATGGTGACATTACCGACCTTAAAACTGGTAATGATTTCAAAATCGTAAAAGATAAATCAGGGGAATGGCCGAACTATGACAAGTCATCTCCGAAGCCTACCAAGTCTCCTGCAGGCTCGGATGCCGAGATAGCGAGATGGATGGATGAACTTCATGACATTCAAGGCTTGGTAAAGGTAGCATCTTACGAGGAGCTTAAAGAATTGTGTATGCAAATCACAGGAGAAGACATTGTACAACAGACTAAAGCAGCTGCAGACGTAGTGACAGAGTCTAGTGACGATGGGGATGATTACCTTACACACTTGAAGGGGCTCAATTAGTAACACTTATTGTGGGGAGGCACCCTTAAATGGGTGTCTCTTTTTTATAATATGAAAGATAAATTAAAAATATTAGTAGTGGCTGCAAACGAAGGAGGTTGTAGTTACTATCGTGCGTTAATGCCTATGGCTAAACTACAACAGCACTGTCCTGATGATGTAGATATTAGATTCAATCAAAACCCTTTGAATTGGGATACATCTACAAACAAAGAAACAGGAGATGAGTTTGAAGATTTAAAATGGGCTGACATAGTAATGACTCAAAACATCTCTAACTTTGGTCCTCAGTTTATGATTAGACTGTATCAGATAGCTAAAGATGAGGGTTGTTTTATTCATTACGATACTGATGATTTATTAACTAATCTTTATAAAGGTCATAGACTTTATGATGTGTATAGAGAGAGAAAGTTAGATGAACTGACCAAAGTTCTCTATCATAATGCAGATTTAGTAACTGTTACTCAGACTAAGTTTGCTCATCGCATTGCACCTTTTGTAAAAGGAACTCTAGCTGTAGTAAAGAATGCTATTGATTATGATTTACCTTGTTGGAATCTACCTAGACAATATAGAACCAAACAAAAACAACCGTGCAATATTGGATGGGTTGGAGGTATACACCACGAGCAAGATGTAAAACAAATTCCAGGTTTAGGACTTACCTTAAATGCTAAAGTAGGACCTGAGAAAATACGTTGGAGTTTCTTTGGAAGACCTCCGGTTACAGAAGATACAGACCCTAATGATTGGCAGCAGAGTGTATGGAATGAATATCAAAGGATACTTACAGGAGCTTCTAGGCATAAAAATTGGGCTGTATTTAATGCAATGCCTTCAGATAGGTACGGAGCATTTTATAAAGATATGGATGTAGCAATAGCACCTCTTGAATGGAATGAGTTTAATGATTCTAAATCAGAGATTAAACTAATGGAAGCAGGGAGGTATGGTATACCCTTAGTTGCTACAGACTGCGGTTGTTATGATGAGGTAATAGAAAACGGATATACAGGTTATTTAATATCTAGGGAAAATAAAATATCAGATTGGGTAAGAGCTATTTCTAAAATAATAAAAGACCCTAAACATGCTAGAGAAATGGGTAGAAACCTAAAACAGATAACTGATGAAAGGTTCAACATTAATAACGTTGTTCAATATAGATTAGATTTATATCGCGAAACTTTTAAACATGACGAAAATTAAAATTATATCAGGTTGGTCAAATCCAGGAGGTTCTACAACCTCTTTTATAAATTTATGTAACTACATGAATGCTAATGGTATGGATTGTACTTTCTACGGACCTCATGATTATCATTTAGATAAATGTAAGTCAGGTCATATAGCAGAAGCTCAAGTAAATCAAGAAGGTGAGATACTGCTTATACATTTTTTAAAATTCCCTCAAAGACCTGAAGCGTCAAAGAAAGTTATATTAGCATGTCATGAGAAGGAGGTATACAAAGTAAAAGACGTTAAACCTTTTTGGGATGATGTAGTTTATGTATCTAACTCTCAGATGTTTTGGCAAGGGGTTCCTGGAAAGGTAATACCTAATATTATTACAGACTTAACTATGACAGAAAAACATCCGGGAAAGAAAGCAGCAGTTATCGGAAGTATAGATAGAAATAAAAATACTCACGTATCTATTCAAAGAGCATTAGACGATGGGTTTAAAAAAGTTTTACTATATGGAATGGTTACAGACCAAGATTACTATAAAGAGCATGTTGAAAGTTTCGTTGGTTATGGACAAGCTATCATAAAGGGTTACAACCCCGACACTCAGGAGATGTATGACAGTATTACAGATGTATATCACAGCTCTTTAAGTGAAACTTTTAATTTAATTAAAGCTGAGTGCGCAGCTACAGGGACACATTATCACGGATTAGATTCTGCTGAATCAGGAGCAGAATACTTAGAACCTCAAGAAATATTATTACAATGGAAGAACCTACTAGAGATATAACAGTAATACTTAATCT